GTTGGGGTACATCCGTAAATTGTTCCTGAAGTTGTTCCAGATGGCAATCCATGAGGAGAAGCCGTTGTAACTGTGACCGTTCCACCTGACCAAGTTATGGTTGAAATTTCTACATTAAGACTAAAAGTTTTTTCATCAACAACAATAGCAACAAAATTATTACCGTTGACGTTTGACATCCCAGTTTCGCCAGTAATTTGAACGATTTGACCAGTTGTATATCCATGATTCAAATTAATTGTCACTACGGCAGGATATGCGTTTGTAATTCCAGTTACTAAAAATGTTGAACCTGTTAAATTAGAAATATCAAATAAACCTGTATAAATGGCGTTTGCTACTTCGTAAGGGTCTCCACCGCCAACTATTATTTCCCAAGCCGTACCAGATGGTTGTCGTACAGAAATTAAATTTGGTTGAACACCAGAAACTTTTTGAAGTTGAGTTTTCAAAAATGTTGGCATACCTGTGGCAATTGCTTGCCCCGCCTGAATGACTTGTGCTTGATAGCTTTGAATTGTTTGAGCAGTAGCCCCTGGAACTCCCGCAGATTCATTTGTGCAGGTTAGGGTAACTCCCGATGGTATTGAAGTAATGATAGTCGTGACCGTTCCTACTGGAACTGCCCAAGAACCTGCACTATTAGCCAAGCAATAAAGTGCCGCACTTTGACCGCTTGCAGAAACAATACCACCATCCCTAATCGTATATTGATGCGTTCCATCGGAAACAACAAATCCTGCGCTAATTACAAATCCAGGCGTACCAATAAAAGTTACATAAACCGATGTATTACTTCCTATTCCTTGTGGAACGCCGTAAACCGCACCCAATTCGTAAAGAATAAATGGGTTAGCGGTATAGGGAGAAATCGAATTAACCAGGTCAACAAAGGCTTGGTCTTGAATAACTACCGCACCAGTTGCGGTTGATGCCATATCTTCAACAAGTGAACCAGGCAGATTTGCGGTCAATCCTGGAGATAATGCGGTTGCCGCCGCTATTTCGGCGTTTAATAAATCCGTTGGGCTAGTTGGTACTGCACCTGCCGTTGTTAGTTGTGCCATTTTTTAACTCACTACCGTAGTTTGGATTGTCGTTCCATTTTGGAAAACCGCCTTAATATTGTAAGTTGGTTGCGTTGCGTTTTGTTGTCTAAGAATTGTTAAACTTGCAAAATAAGGTGCGAATTGGGATTGTGTTCTATTTAAGGCAACATCAGGCGCAATTTGGGTCATAACAGAATTTTGCCCTGGTATGCCGTAATTTCCATAAACTGGGCTTTCCCCTTGGGTTAAACGCAAAGTTTGAATTAATGTTGCCAACCAAATATAAGACGTTTCGGTAATTTCTACCCAATTGCCGTTTGAATCTTGTCCATAGCTTCTCATGGTGATACTCCCCCTGAAACACCGCTTCCTGTGGTAACTCCAGTATGTTGATGCGCTAAGAATGGTTTACCGTTTATAGTTAAAGTGCCAGTAATACTTATTCCCGATGATGTTATTGAGATTGTATTAGAACCTACCGACAAAGTAAGACTTGTTGAACTAGATACTTGAATACCAGTATTTGTAACCACAATAGAATTATCACCTGCGGTATCTGCAAGACTTGCCCCATCTGGTGCTTGAATAACTACCGCTTGAGGATTAACCGTTTCCCATGTAAGATTACCAATAGGCACAAAAACCAGAGCACCTAAATTACTTGCAGGAGAATTTAAGGGGGCTAAACCTTTGCCCAAACCATTTATTCCACCAAGTCTGGTATCAGCTGAAATACAAATTCCCAAGTCACCCACTTGAATAGGTGTACGAATGTATTGACTGCCAATAGTTGCGCAAGTTACTGGAGGAAGTGGAATGTTGGAAGTGCTATAAACTTCAAAGTTGACTGTGACAATTGCGCCATTAACTTCAACAACTACGCAAGGCAAAACTTTACCAAGGATGCTTAAATTATTCTCAATTTTCTGTTGAGAAAAATCATTCATCGTCCTTGCAAAAGGGGTTTTTTGTGCTTGACTCATAGTTCTTCTAATGTTAATGGCAAGCCAGGAATAACACAATCGACAATTGTTACCCAACTATTGGCATCAGCTTGCCTACTATTACCCACATGACGAATTTGCGTAATTAAAAAAGTACCGTCAAAAGACACTTGATTACGATATTGAGAAAAACTTGCAACAGTATTAGTTATGGGCGTTCCAGTTGGGAAAATAATAGTATCCCCAATATTCAAATCTGCCCTCATAACCAATTTGGCTTGAATCGTAGCAACATCAATCCAAGTAATATTACCAATTAAATCAGAATAATTGATAACTGCCGAACCAGGAACTGGAACTGTTCCATCAGTTAAAACAAATCCAGTTGCCGTATTTGCTATGCTTGCACCTAAATAATCAGGCAATTTCAAAATGTCTTTGCTTGTTTCATTAATCCATTTACCAAATGATTCAAGATTGGGATAATAACCTGTTACATCTTCGGTATAAACCAAATTACCACTCCATTCACCATTAATTGGTACATCTGGATATACGTTTTGCAATGCTTTTTCTACTGCGGGTTGAAGTGGTTCACCCGCTTTCCAATCCAAAACCAAATTAACTTCAGCATTTGGCATATATGTAGCAGGTGCAATTTGCAAATTAAGAACTATTTGAGTTCCTTGCCAATTAGCAAAAGATTGCAAAATTGTGCCGTCAATAATTAATCCTGCTTGAAATTGATTGGCAAATGGCAAACCTGCTGACATTCCGACAGAAATTTGTACACTTGCACCATTAAAATTAGCTGATTGGTTTATGTCCTGAAATGAAACTCCATAAATTCTGACAGTTCCAATTTGCGCAGGTTGATGATACAAAGTCTGAAATATGTCCAAATCCACACGAAGCGCAGAAGTATTATCTAATCCAATAGGCACGATTCCAGGCGTAACCATTGATGAATAAGTGATTGGCGCAAAAACATTTGGGCTTGTTGTTCCTGCGTTAATAACAATATTGTAAAAACGCATTTATGGATTAATCTCAAAATTTCCACTACTCGCCCTGTAAACCAGGGTTGAAGTCTTGAAATAACCAAACACCAAATTAATATCATAATCATCAGGCGATGCAATAATTGGTCTGCTGACAATTAAAGTCCTGAAATTATTATAAATATTAATGTAATACCTTTCGCCATAAATATTCCAAGTACAAGTTGCAATATACGTTTGACCATCCAAAGTAGGATTAAATTGAAATGGCTGATTTGGCGATGGGGTAAAAGCAATTTTAGTTGTCATTTTAACCACTCCAACTTGCGGTAGAAACTGGATTACCTGCCCCAACTTTAGACAAAAAATTACCCAAAACCTGAAGTGCGCCAGAAACGGTAATTAATGGTTGCACAAAGTCCCATTGATACATCAGTTGTACTTGCTTGTCACCTGCGCTACTAACGTCCCTGATGCCTGTTAAAAGGCAATTTGTATAGGTATATGCAGGGGTGATAACCGTAAATGTACCGCCTTGGGATATATGAGTTTGAATTTCTGTTTGTAAAGCGGTCAAAATAGCTTGCTTGATTAAATAACCCCCATCATTTTGGGCAGGGCAAACCATTAGCATACTAACTTTTAAAGGCATTTGAACAACTGCATTAGCCGCCATTTGCAAGTTAAAAAATGGATATTCCGCTACCTGCCAATCTGCTAATGTGCTTCCAGGCAAAGGCTTGTAATGCGCAAAAAACTGTCCTTCCTCAATTCCTGGAATATCAAACATTTCTGTCAAAACTGTAATTGGCAATAACCCACCAGGGATAAATTGCGCAATACCATTTTGCAAAATAATTGGTGATATTTCGTATGCGGTTTGAAATGCGGTTTGACCAAAAGAACTCATTTAATCCTCACTTCATTGCATTGGTTGTAATAGTGACATTACCACCAGTTGCATCTTGAACCAAAATTCTTTGAATATCACTTGCGGTAAAGTTGCTTCTTGAGTTTTCTTGTTTTGTCATAGCTGACATTAAGTTAGAAAGAACCGCAGGATTTTCTAAGTTTAAGTGCTGACCAGGCGCAAATCCAGTTCTAGCCAAAACACTTTTAATATAGGCTTGAGTATTATTTTCGGAAGATGGCGCATATTTGCTGACGATACCTTCAACGGTATCTAACTTATCACGCCGTTCGTAGCGTAATAATTGTCTAGCCATTGCCCTTAATCCTTCTTCATTTGAAGAAAATTTTTGAAATTGTGTTGCACTTCCAGGAACTCTTAAATTACCAGGATTCATAAACCTTTCAGCTATTGAACCGCCAGTAGGCGAAGTTTTTGCCATTTCCTGTTTAAATCTAGCCATTTCAGGGCTATCTTTTTGACCGCTTGCATAAAGACCATGTTCGTACAAGAATTGAGCAAATCTTGTTGACATGGAATAATTCATTGTTTCAGGAGTTAATTTTCCCTTTGCTTTTAATTCTGCATTTCTTTGTTCAGGCGTTTTAAGCAAATCCTGAATGAAATTGACGGCGTTCATCACCGTAATTCCAAAACTTTTTATGGAATTGTAAAATTCTGCAACATCTTGCTTAAATTCAGGCGATGTTAGATATTCGCCAAATTTACCAATATTTTCACCCAAGTTTTCAATCCATTTTTTTACATCTGGACTATCAAGCAAACTTGTTATGAATTTTGTTATTCCTTCAGATACCTTTTCAAAAGCAGGTGCAAGGGCAACCAGTTTGTCAATTAGTTTAGTTTCAAGGTCATTACCAGATCGTTTGAGCTGAACCCAAAAATTTTGCCATTTACGACTTGTTTCATCATCAACTGATAATGTATCCCTGTCTTGCTTTAATCTTTTAAAAGTCTCTTGTAATTCTTTTTGACTAAGAGAAGATAAGCGGCGTAATTCCTCAAGACTAAAAACTTGAGTAAGACCCATTGCTTCGGCATATTGTTTTGTTCTTCCGCCTTGGTTGAACATCCGAATCGCATTGGTGATTATTGATGGTAATGCTTGCTCGGCATTTTGATTTGCACCAAGCCCTAAACGGCTCAAAATCGGTCTTCTTGATAAGTCTGACTGAATGTCTGCTATGTTGCTTAAAACCTGTCCTGGGTTGATATAACGTCCCAAATTGACGTTTGCGGCTCTTAGTCCACCAGTAGAAACACCCAACCCTTGTGCTTGTCTGCGGTAATCACTTGCGCTTGCGCCTAATGCGCCCAATCCAAAGCCACCGCCAATTGAACCTAGCGTAACCCACCTGGCAAGCGAAACAACGCTATTAGCCAAGTTTTGGGCAATATTACTTGTGGATTTCTCGGTTTCTTTTAAATCTTTGTTTGCATCTTTGACTTTTTTGTCAAATTCTTGCAAATTCTTTAAAGATTTTTCCAGGTGTTTATTTAGCGTTTGTGCGCCACCTGCTGATGCCTGATTGACTTTTTGCCAATCACCAGGCATTTTTTTAAGTGCGGCTTGATATTTCTCAAATGCTTGTTGAAACTTCTTAAAAGATTCGTCTAAAACGTCAATCTGAATAACACTTTTGGTTGCCATTTTTCTCTCTTTTAAAAAAGTGATCTATTACTGATTGCTTTTATTAAATGACGATTCCTGTATTCATTAGCATCCGTCCATTTGCCGCCGCTTTCCTTGATGAATTCACCAAACCAAGCATTACTTAACTTTTCTAAGCAATGATGGATGATTCCTTCGCCTTCTTTCCAGTAGTCTCTGGCTTTGTCTGTATCGGCAAGCCATTCTGAAACGCCGTACAGTCCAAGGACGAAATTTCCCAATTTCGTAACGCTCCTGCCATCTCCAAGAAAGAATTTTTCAAATCCTTCGGAGCAACCTTGGAGATTGCAGTAAAAAAAACCAAAGATGAAAGAGTTTCGGCTTCTTCATCTTCGTCTAAGATTTCTCTTTTTACCGCTACGTCAAAAGGAATGGTTTCCCAACCTTTTTCTGTACTCATGATGACGTTGGTTAATCTGACTATTTCATTAATCAAACCAAACTTAACGCCACCATTTCCATCCCAATTACCCGCCTTTAAAGCCAAAGACTTCAAAGCAGGATAAGCAAGTTGGGGGGCAGATAAAGCTAAGTGCGCCTGGTTAATTGAATCAAAGCATTGACTAAATACTTTGCCCAATTCAAGGTAAAACTGCTCAAATACAGATCGACTAATTGAAGCGGAATGAATATAAACCAATCCGTTTCGACCAGTCTGAACTTGCATCACTAGGTTCAGATTCCTGTCGATTTTCACAATTTATCCTTTTTAACCGATTGCAAATAAACTTGAGTTGATACTATAAACGCCACGCAAACGAACGATTAAACCCGCTTGTGTACCGTCAAAAGCTACTTCTTGAATACTTGATAAAACACAATTGTTTAATTGAAATGAACTCAAAGCAACAGAATCAGGTATTACAGTAACTGACCCCATTGTTGTGTTTGTTTCAATTTGTTGCTTGTATGCGTTTCCAAGGGCTTGGGTTCTTAACAAGTGCATGGTTACTGTGCCGTAAATGTAAGGCTCTGGGCTTGTAACCGCACCTGTTAAAGTGCCAATCAGTTGAGAAGTGTCACCATCAAAACCAAGGCTAATCGCTTCTTTTGCAAGGTAAGCAGAAGTTACGTTTAGGTTGGTAAAGTTAGCAAATACTACGCTTGCAAGTAGTCTATTTAGTGTACCTTGTACGACTTGGGGATTTGACATTTATTGCTCCTTAAACTGGAATATTACTTGCAGTCAAGTAAATGGTAATAGATGTAAATCCTCTGAGTGGCACAAATGTGCAACTTAGACCGTTATAAATACCTGCCGCATAGTTGCTTGGGTTTTCAGTAATATACGTTTGGAATGATACTGCATTGACCGTTGCAGGTGACAGTATTAAACCAAATGAAATACCATTATTAACCGTAGCTTGTGCAACTTTTTGCAAGGTATTTATACCTGCTTGGTTGTAATACAAAGGATTTGTTGGCGTATTGCTACCGTTGATAATTGCGGCTGAAAGGGCAATTGCCACATTGATAGACAACCAATCAACGCAATACCAGTAATTAAATGGGTTTAAATCCATGTAGCTACCAGTTTGAATCAAAGTATTGCTAATTTGACCTTGTGCGCCTGTTCCAACCCAATTTACACCTGCCGCACTCAACGAAATTTGTTGCGCACTTGTTAGAGTTGAATAAGGAGTTACGCCATATAAGAATGTGTACTCAAGCGGTGAAGCCAAGTTTGTGCTACCAGGGTTGTAAGCCAAAGTAATCGCAAACATCGCCGCCGCATCAAATTCTGTAACTGGAGCAGTTGGCGTTTGAAGTGTCGCAAATACTGATTTGATACCTGTCCAATTGGTGTAAGTAGCAGTTGTTGTGGTTACATAAAAATATAACTCAGAAGTTGTACTTACATACAATCTTGCCATTGTTGGCGCAGTTGTTTCTACGTCCCATTGTGCAGGTAACAAGTAACTGTAAAACTTAACCGTTGGGTTAGCAATATAGGCTTCTAAAGCCGTTACACCCGCCGCAGGTGAACCAGTTCCAAGTTCTAGTACATAAACCGCATTTCCTGTGCCTTGTGCAAAATAAGTTGTAACTTGTGCAACCAATTCTGAAACATCGGACAAAGTAACTGCACCCTGAACAGTTGAACTACCAGGATTAACACTTAAAGCATAAGTAAATGTATTAGCACCAGTTGAAGTAATCTGATAAGTACCGTTGTAACCCGATGGAGTTACTCCAGTAATTATTGCAGATACTATTTGACCGTTTGGAATACCATGAGGAGTTGCAGTTGTTGCTGATACTACGTTTGCACTCCAAGTCATAGCGGAAAGAGTAATAGCACCACTTAAAATGCTATTTAAACCGCTAACTGAAGTCAATAATTGCGTAGTACCCGAAGCCAGGGTCGTACCACCTTGGCTAACAATTGCCCCTGTTCTTTGCAAAGTCGATGGCGCACTCGCAACTTGCTGAGTGACCGAAACATTAACAATATTAGGCATGATGCCTCCTTAATTAGTTGTAGCTTACAGAAACAACTTGACCAGTTCCAGGCTCAACTACGATACCTGTAAGGCATGGGAAATCAATTGAGTATGCGCCAATTGTGTTTGGAATGACTGCAACCAATTTAGAAGCGGCAGTTGCAGTAGTAATACTTGCAACAGAAGCGGCATCATAAACTGCACCTGCGCCAGAACCTGCGGTAGTTACGTTTACGTTAGCGATGCGACCTTGTGAGCCTTTTACCAATGTGTTTGTTGTGATGTTGAGGACGTTTTTAATTCCTCTGCCTGTGATTGTTGCACCATTAATTACTGATGGTTGTCCTTGTCCTACTGCCATTTTGATTCTCCTTTAAATTAATTAACCGTAACCGACATAAATGCACTTTCAATGGCTTTTTGAGCAATATTATTAACAGTTGATTGGTAATAACTCACTTCAAAAGTGATTGACTTCTTCATCGCAATAATGCCGAATTCGGGCTGAGTTTCTTTTTCATCCTGAATAACTGGCATATTCATAATACCGATATTATCAGTATTTTGGCTATATTGGAACACATAATTTGCGAAATTCAAAGCATCGTGATTGCGCAAACCATAAATAGTAATTTTGACCGTATCGTGAACCAATTGACTTGGATTTGATTCAGAATTAATCAAAGGAAATTGCTGAATCGCAGTTGTTTGTCTTGGGTCAATATCAATCGAAGCATAAGGGGGTGCTAAATTTTGACCAACCAAATAGCTTGGATACATTGGAAAAAATTGATTCAAGGTTAACCAAATTGGCAAACTATTACTAACAATAACGCTATTAGTATCAAATCCAGTCATTGAATTGATTAACTGCGTATCCATGATGGAGTAAAGCGCATCACCCCTGTAATGGTACAAATCGGCTTGCTTGTAATAGTTGTCTTTGCGACTAAAGGCAAACTGAACGCCTTCGTAAGTAGCCACATAAATCAGATTTGGGCTTGTCAGGTTAAAGTCCTGAATGATCTGCATGGAAGTGAACAAAATATGGTTGTAAGCCGTATATCTGTCATCCCTTTGGTGCATATCAGTATTAAAGTGAAATGAACCTTTTACATTTAACTGCCTGGCGGGTAGGGTAGAACCCTTATTGTCAAATTCAGCAAATCCATAAGTCAGGGCGTTATAAATTGCTGAATCGTTTAAAAGACTTGCATTTACCCAAAAAACGTAACCGTCTAATGGAAGTATTAGTTTTACATAAAGTGTAAAAGTAACCGTTTCGTTTCCCGATAAGGTATTGACCCCATCTTGCAAACCAGAACCCAATTGGGTCTTTGCGGTAATTGTTTCAGCTACTGTTGCCATTATTCAAACCACGCTTTTAATGAGGATTCCAAGATTCCTGAATCTATGAAAGACGGTCTTCTTGCACCCTTTTTTGTCTTTAATCGCTTGTTTACGCCCATCAAAGCCGCTTGAGTTGGTACGCCTGGTATTCCAACCGATTCGACTTCCCTGGTATAAATAAACTTCTGAAAATCTTTTCCAATTGCATCAGCGGCTTGCGGCAACGGTTCAGCAGGAAATCGACCTGTCATTAAAAAAGTTTCCATCGAACCCGCCACATCTTCGCTAATGTGTTGAGCCATTACTTCGGCATATTGATCGGCATAAACCGAAAACAAACCGTATTTTTCTTCAAGAATTACGGCAACATCGTAGCTTGTTTTGTCCGAATCCAATTCTGGAACTTCTAAAACGCCGATGTTCAGTTTCAAGTTAAGCCCCACAATGTTCCGATGGATTGCATAAATCCTAATGCAGTCCTACCGTATGGGTCTTTAATTCTTTGTAAATCCATCAGTTGCAAGTTTTGCAGTCCCTTGCCAATAGTTATGGATTCGCTTGTTGATACGTCAGAAGCTGAACTAATCACTCCTGCGGTGAAATTATTGATTCCGTAGCCTTGTCTTGCATTTGCAAAGAAGTTTTGACCTGCGTAATCCTGTTGGAACTGGAGAAGTTGAGAACCCGCCCAGTTGTAAACCGTTAGCGTATAAATATCTGGAACTTGAACCAGGAAATCTTGAGGAACAATATCCAAGGCAATTTGATACGCATACGCATAACCTGGGTCTGTTGGGCTAATTACGGCTGAAGTAAGCCCCATTACTGCTTGCGACCAAGCAACGAAACCTGTAAGGGATGGCGGGTTTGTAATGGGGTCACTCATAATTTTATTTTATCAAGATTTGCGGGGTCTTCCTCTACCCTTGATTGGCGTAGTATTCTCTTTAACGACCTCAATTGTTTGCTCGAATTTGGCATCAGTATCCGCCAAGTTTTTCTTTTCTTCGGTAATCTCTACTTCTAGCCCCGATTTGATCTTTAAACCCATCTCCTGGGCTTTATCGGAAATAATCTTATCGGATGCTACCGCAGTTATTTTCCTCGCTTCTAAAGCCCTGTCAATCATTTCTTGCTCAGATTGACTTAATCCTTGCTCGATTGCGCTAATACTAATAGGTTTGTCAATGCGATACGCCAAATTGGTAAAGCCTTTGCCAATTTCTTCAATTTTTCTCATGCCGTAAATTGAATGTTGCTTGATGATAAAGTCAATATCTTCTTTAGCACCAGGGATTTCAATTTGTGAACCTGCACGAATATGATGCGAAAACGGTCTTGGGTTTTCGGGCAACATATAGGTGAAGTGAAATTCTTGTTTAGAACAGTTAGCTACATAAAGTTTCATCATTAAACTCCGATGGGATGAGGAGGCAGATGATGCGGCTACAAAAGAAAACTCAAAGAAATCTTTTATAACCCTGCCCCCTCAAAACGTCAAAATCTTGGCATCACACAAGATAACTGATTTTACTGGCTAACTGGCGTTGTTACGGTTGCAACCGATTGGTCAGGAACTGCAACGTCAGTTGTTGTAACTACTGTTGGTGCGCTTGCGGCATCAGTAGCAGTAACTGTAACCTGACTTGCACTTGCCGCAGGTGCAGAATCAGTTACCGCAGTAGTTGTGTTGTTAAAAGAAGCCATAAAAGAACGAACTTCGCCCATGAAAGAAACGATTTCTTCTTCGAGTGAACCAAATAAAGACATAATTTTCTCCAAGTTAAAGTAAGAAAACCCCGACCTTTTGAGCCAGGGTTTCCATTTGATTATCCCTTACCGCTTAATATGCGGCAGAAAGGATTGTCAATGCTTCAGGACGAATACCCCAACCAGAAGTTGAACGCATTGTGTACAGAGTTGTAATACCGCCATCAGGGATGGGAGTAGGAATTTCTGTTGGTGCGCTAACATCTGTCAACATCAAAGAAGTTGCGGTGATATTAGGTGTCAATGTAGCAAATACGTTGGTGTTGATCTTGTTGTTGGCTTTAGGAATCTTGAGTTCAGGAGCAATCAAAATGATCGCATCTGTACCGCCAGAACCTTGACCAATTAAAGTGTCATCAGCGGCGAAAACTACGTCATCACCACCTGCCCACTTTGCAACAGTCTCAATCAAACCTGCGGCAGTCTCTACACCTGCGCCAATTCGTTGGAACTGGGTTAAAGAAACAACGCCAGAATATGAAATTTGGCTGATGAATCTTTGTGGTGCTAAGAATACTAAACGCAAAGGTTGACCGATTTGCAGGGTACGAACCTTGAGTGCGCCAATCATGTTCAGCATATACTGAGCAAGTTGACCGCTATCCCAAGTGGAATAACCTGTGTTACCGTTTGTATCAGAACCCAAATTAACTGCGGTTGCGCCTGATGTATTAATCAAGCCTTCGCCGTTTGCAGGGTTGAAACCGTATAACAACGCATTACGCATTTGTTGTGCAATACCTTGTCTTGCGCCTAAACGCATAGCTTCTGGAAGCGCATAGCCCCAAACGCCAGTTGCGGCTTCATCAAAGTTATCGTACTGAGCACGAGTTGACATACGGTAAGTTGCGGTGCTAATCATTGATGGGATAACCGATGCGCTAGGCAGTTGGTTAAACTGTGATTGATTAGCTTGAACTTGTGAAGTTAACTGAATTTTCTTAGCATAAACATACAAGTCTGCTTCACCAAGGCGGGGCATTGGGTTTTCAGTTGCTAGTGTTGTAAATGCGCCAGAAGCCAAGCTATATTGCATGATTAACTCAGGCAACATAAAGTGGGGGTTAACTGTGACGAATGACGGTGCAAATCCTGACATATTAATTCTCCTTGATTAGATTAGGCACAACGCCACGTTTTGGGTATAAATCCAATTGGCAAAGCCTGTTCCGCTTGAATAGCTAACAGTTTTGTTACCAGTTGTACTTACATTCAAAACTTTTACTGGAAGTGCAGGTTGAGTGCCAGGCTGAGTAACAGTAACCCAGTTATTCGTGTAATCGAAATAAACTGTTGTGCTAATCAATTGACCTTCGATTGTTAATGAAGCAGGTTCAATAATCAAAGGAATTCTTGCGCCAGAACCAAAACGGTAATAGTTAACTGACATACCAGGAGTAAACAACGGCGCAGTTGACTGTGGAGTTGTAATTCCTTGGTAAGCCTGGTTGTAAACCAAAATACCTGTTGGTGCGGCACTTCCTGTTGCGGCAGAAATTGTGCTTCCAAGGGTATTAGTACCTGGCTGACCAGAAGCCCCAGGACTAAATTCTTGAATTGGAATACCACCCCAAATTGGGCTAGTTGCGGCGGCTGAATAAACGCCACCTGCTAAAGCAAACTTAACTGCGGGGTCATCTTGCGCATCACCCTGGGTATAACCCTGGGAATTTACGTTAAATAAACCTTGCGCATTTGTGGTCAGCATTGGGCTGAGAGCAATTGAACTTGACATAATTTAGTCCTCTTAGCGTTGGTTGTTAGGTGTATGGAAAGTAGTTGCTCTTTGTGGAGGAACTTTGAAATCACTAAGCCATGCTTCCATTGAACCACGATACTTAGTGATTGTACGACCGCTTGAATCTCTTGATTGAATAGCAATCAATTGATCTCCAGGAACATGACTAGATGTTCTTGCGGCAGTCATTGCATCATTCATAATTTGCTTTTCAGCTAATTCGAGTAATTTTGCATCTTTTATAGTTGCAAGGTTAATATCCTTGTAGCTATCAGAATACGCTTGCAATCCTCTGAGAAGACGTTTCCTGTAAGCCATCAATGATTCGCCTTGGAGTGGGCGGGAAGCTGACTTACCAAAAGCGGCTAAAACTGAATCGCATTTTGCTTGTGCATCTGCATATTCTGCGGCGGCTTCGTCCATCTTCATAGCTTCTTCATCCTTCTTGGCATCATCGTCATCAGGCTTCATTTCACCTGAGGGCATTTTTTCTTCGCCCATGTCAGAGCCTTCGGCATCTTTCTTGGCTTTTTTCATGTCATCTTCATCATCATCTTTGCGCATTTTTTTGGATTCCATGTGCTTTTCTTCCATATCTTCATCTTTACGCTTTTTGGAATCCATTTTGCGTTCCATGAAGTGTTTGGCTTCTGATTCTGATTCCTCATCATCATCGTCCATCTTCGCATCTTCGTCTTTGCGCTTTTTATCAGCGGCAGTAACGAGTGGAGGGGCGGGAAGATTTTTTTCCATCTCATCAATTCTCACACTCATGGAGCTGAGAGCCGAAAGAATGGCATCTAGTTTATCGCCTTGAGCATCTGCTTTCGGCTCTACTTTGTTGTCTGTCATTTCAGATACCTCTTGGTTAGTTAATAATACTCCTGCGGGTTCGCCACCCTTGTCCCATACTCCTTTAGAACCCCTTGCTTCAGTTACGATAGCAATATGATCTAAAAGAAATGGTACACCTTCGATCAAGAGTGGCTCTCCATTCTCAGTCGTTAGTGTCGTGTTACCTGCTGTTTGGTCAAAAACAACAGATGGGCTAGTGCTAACTTCTTCGGTCAAAATGGTGTCTACCGCATCTTGGTCGTAGATTTTCGCAATACCCCAAACTTCATCTCCCTTGATATAAGGCAGAATAATACTTCCAACTGCTCTGTCCTTGAATTCCTTGGAAGTCAGAACCGCAGTTTCAGGGTGATCCATTATCACAATCAACCCATTACAACGCTTTAAAAAGTCATCATTCAAATATAAACTGGAATCACGCCAAACGTGCTCTCCAATACTTGAACGATAAGCTAACCCTGTTCCTGTAATGCGAATAGCTAATAGCATAACATTAGCATACATTTGAGGGCTTGGCAATAAATCTTGCCTAATTAATTCAGCATAATCAAATTCTGTTTTTGCACTTGCAATTTTGAAACAAATATCTTGTCCTGGATGCAAAGGCATTGGGGGATTGTCAACATGACACCAATCATAACCAGTTGATTCATGATTCAAAGTTACTGGCATTTGCTGAACATTTCGAGCAATGTAAGTACAAAATTGACCATCATCAAATAATACTTCTAACTTGCCATCGTATTTAATGCCTGTTTCTTCAAAGCACTCACGCCTAGCCGCTTCTTCTAAGTTTGCATCTTCTTTATTTTGATGACCGCCTGGTACTGCCCAAGTTTGTGGGTAATCTCCACCATCGCCCCTGCGAATCAATAATACTTTGCCGTCATTGGTCAAAAACATTATTCCTGCGGCACGACCTAATGCCCCTGCATCTTTGTCAATTGGCATAGCATCGGATTTTGAACCAGTTGCAATTCTTTCAACGGCTAAATCATCAGCTTTTAAATTTGTAATACTTTGAGTAATTTCTGCTAATTTGGCTGACAAGCCTTTTAATTCTGATTGAACTTTGGAACTATCCCAATCAGCATCGCATTTCCATTTTTTTAGTGCTAAATTAATCCTGGAATTTGGGTCGTGTTTTGTTTTGTCAGAAGTTAGCTTTTCTTTCATGCCTGACATTCGGGCACAAAATGATTCTTTTCTTGACCCGCCTTCAGGTTGGGGGGCTTTTAAATGCGCCCCATGCTCTTTGTTGTAAGAAGCCCTGCCTTTGGCATTTAAGCCGCCGTTTTTATTCTTACCTTCCTTGGTCTCCCAAGCCTCAGAATCATCCTCTGGAACGCAATTGGGCACTTCTTTGCCGCCTTTTTGCTTCATTCCTAATTGTTTGTAACCTTCCCAACAAGGGTCAGCATCATCTTCTTTAAATTCGGGAGTTGATAACGGCGTAGATTCTTCAGGAATATCGCCGTCTTCTGAGTGTTTAATAAATTTCTTTGCCACTTCTTTAGGGATGCCAATATTGCCATGACCGCTTGCGGCGGCATACATAGCTTTTCGTTGGGCTTCCGATTCAAATGGCATAAATTATTTAAAAGTAATTTTGGCAGATTGTAATGCCTTTTCGCCCTTTGTTGTCAACAAATCTTTTACTGAACTTAAATTGTAGATGTATTGATAATTGCACCTGCAAAATACTTCTTCGCCTGGTTGCGTTATTTCATCGGTATAACCATTGGGATGCTTTAAATAACCTTTTTCATCCGCCCATGAGTTGCGAATAATATATATCTTATCGTCACGTTCTTTATGATCTTTTCTGTAATCATAGTTCACTTGCCGCCAATGACTATGCCATTTTGCCGCAATTGCGCCGTTATCAACCGCAACAATATCATTAATATTTGAAACCAATTTATGGGTTTGATCTATTACAACCCTGCGTTGTTCAAAAGTAATAGCACTCAAGGATTTTCTAATATCCTTTTTAGTTTTGTTCCTATCCGTTACTTTGCTACCGCCTGGGGGTATGGATGTTGCCCATCCTTGAAACCTGCGCAGGGTGTTGCTAATGGCTTCCTGGCGGTTTAATTTAATAAGGTTAGCCGCAGTTGAAATTCTGCGGTCTAGTTCGTTTCTTAATTTTGGTTTGAGCCGTTCAACATCGTATTTGGTGACGTTTTTTCTGACCAATCCGCCCTTTACGACCAATCTGGTATATGCGGCGGTCATTGCTTTAATCATTTCCTGCTCGACCTGCGATTCAGGGATTAAACTGTTGTAGGCGGCAATTTTGATTGTTTCCATCCAATCCTGAAGTCTTTTTTCAGAATCGAATCCATATTCCATTATGTCGTTAATTGCTTCGGTCAGAACTTCATAAAACGTCATTACTTAGCCTTTTTCGTTTTTCAAGAAATAATTCCCACATCGCAGGATGTATTCGACTTTTGCCGTTTTCGTAATTGCTCCAACGAACTTGGGTAGTATAAATTAAAGAAGCGCATTTGGCTTGGGATAAATTACCCCTGGCAAGTATTATTTCGCTAGGATTTGGAACGTATCCAAATGCGCCCCTGTTTCGTGTTTTTGTTTCCATAATAAAAAGCCCCCACTTGGGGGGCAGGTTGATTGTTAAAAATTAAGCTACAAAAACTTGCTCAATACCTTTCGCAAAATTCCAGTAACCATCCCTCATATATTTGCCATCGAACAACCTGAAAATAATGGTGTTGCCGTATTCATTCATTTGTGGGTTATAAAACTTGCTTGCCAGGGCTTGATCTTCTGGCGCATCTTCCATCCCTGCGTAATAGTTTCTGGCAAAGTTCCAAATTTCTTGACCAAGTTCAGGGCTAAGTTTGTTGTTAACAAAAACGTATTTGACTTGGGGCAGGTCATCTCTACTATTTGTATATTCGTAAAGGTCTTGCATACCGTCAAAACTACCGTATTGAAATTGATTAGCAAAGGTTTTTAATTTGTCTAATACTTCTGGCTCTAGGTCAGTAACGTAAACATTAACGCTACTGCCCATGCTATAAATTTCACTTTTTACGCTACCTGCAATGTTGTTTGCTTTTAGATAATTTCTAATCATCGTAGCGGCTTGGGCGGGGATACTTGGTGTTCTTTTCATTTTATTTCCTTTGTTTGTTTGTTTAATTTCCTAACTCAGACTTTATTTTATACCAAATTAGCATTGTTTATTCTAGTTTGGTATATTTACAACAAATTATTTTTAGTTTGCTAACCACTCCTCATAAGTTAAAAGCGGTTCACCATTTCTGCCGATGTCACCACCGTTACCGTCATCAGCACAAGCCAGGTAAATTTGATATTCCTGGTCGTTTGTGCCCCTTGCTCTGGTTTGCCAAAATTGATTTTGTTGGAGTTCCATTTGATTTCCTTTTTAAGTTTTTTCAACCACAATTACTAAACCATATCTGATACCGAATTCGCCAATTGGAGGGGTGTAACCGTAAGTCTCCATGAAAGTTCTTTCGCCTTCGTTCCAAGTTCTTAATGTTGTTCCGTCAGGGGCGATACCGATTACTTGGCTGTTTGTTATTGGGAAGTGTTCAAAAATTGTTTCCATTTGATTTCCTTTCAATAATTAATTAAATTGCCCAAATAGTTGCATAAGCACTTGTATTTGGAATTTCTTTTTTAACCAAAATACCACTTGCAATTGCGTTATAAATTGCTTTATACCCAAACCCTTTCACTACATCACCATTTAAATCATAAACACGAATTTGAAATTTTTCTTGACCGAAATAGTTTTTTTCCAATTGATATTTAACGTATCCACCATTTCTACAAATTTCAATAACTTTTTGATTTTTTGCGTTTAATTGGATATTTGGTTCATAAACTACATACATGATTAATTTCCTTTTTTTATTACCTTCTAAGCCTTTATTTTATACCTAATTGGCATATAAATATACTGATTAGGCATAATTGCAACAAATTAATTTAAAGAATATTGGTAAAGTTTTTTGCAGTAATCGAAATAATCATTATTTTTTGCGTTGTCCTTCCAGGCAACAACTACAACTCCACTTTTCCGAACTCCGTAAAACCTACCTAAACTTGATTTTTCACCCGCATAAACCCATTGACCTTTTGGCAACTTTGCCATTTCATCTTTGGTCATTTGCCAAATATTTTTTGCTTTGGTAAATTTCATTCTTTATTTCCTTTCAAGTAAATTTTGCAAGCCAGTAATCTTTCGTTGTCTTCATCAGTATTTAACCAGGGAAGCATTTGCAGGGCTTTGAGCATATTTTTAATTGCCCACTTGGGTTGTCTTCCAACTATTTTTTTTGCTTGTTCGTATGTCATTTGATTTCCTTTTAAAAGCCCCCGCAGGGGCGTTGATTAATCTAACCTGCTTTCGGCATAAGCATTGATTCCGTTATCTACTAGAACTTGCGCAAACGCTTCTGCGTACTGCTCTTTTTTCTGCATACTCTGGTTGTAATCAAATACCCGCATTACATAACCGCCTTCGTATCTTTTGCGACCAACACCCATTTTTTTCAGGAAGTTTGCAAACTTAATATCCCGAATAACAACCCAGGCAAATCCGCAAACACCATCAGGAACAAAATAATTTGTTGTGCCATTGTTGACAATCATTGGCGTAACGTCCATGCCATTGACTGCCGCACAACCTGCACGAGTAGCTTCCATGTAAATTCCAAGGTAATTGATTTTTTCTGCAACTTTCATTTGATTTCCTTTCAAAGTGTTAAAAATGACCTGTGGCTTCGTATCTTCTAATCATCGTTAAAGCGGCTCTCGCACGACCGTAATGCCTTTTGATTTTTGCCGCCAGGTATATCGCCCGAACTTCCGTAATTCCATGAATCACCAAGTAACCGTATCTTGCTAGTTCCATGATTTTTTTCCTTTAATTTCCTAACCACCACAATTGTTATTCTATACCTATTAAGCATAAACACAATAGGATAAGTATTATTTATTTGCAATTTGTTGCTTTTTGGTCGAAAAAAAACCCCCAATATTTCTAAAGGGGGTTATTTGTGGTCTTTTGTTTTCTAAACTATTCAGAATCTTCCATGCTTTCAGCTTCGTCCCATAGCTTTTTATTCTTGGGTTCGTTGCCGATTTTCTCCATCGCAAGCAAAATGCGTTGGTCATTTTCGGCTTTGTATTGCTCCAAACTTTTACCGTTGAGAGTTTTTAACCATTCTGTTTTAGCTTTTTCAAAATCAATACTCATAAGATACTCTCTTTCTGGTGAACTGAATCACCTTGTCTATTATTATAATACATCTACCCTAGAAGTGTTTTCAGCTTGTCCTTACCTATTTCGCCTTTAGCAAACATTTCTTTAGCTTGGCGTTCCAATTTTTGCCTGGTAACTGCGGGGTCGTATTTAAATACGCCTTCTAATGTACCCAAATGCACATTATGCGGTTCGTCAAAATTATTGATAATTTGCATCTTAACTCTTGGGTTGTCTTTGTAGTGTTCGTGCATTTCATGAATCGTCTTAGATGCGCCCATGTGCGCTTCAATTAAAACGTCAATAGATACTGACCTGGAACGCATTGCATTGAACTTTAAAGCCCTTTCAATAGGCGTATTGGTGTAAACAATCACCGCATCGCCTTCGGTCATATCAAGTGCTTCATTAACTTTGCGACTGGACGATTTGAATGTTGACATAACCGAATCGTAAACCAAGTTATCGTCTTTCAATCCAAACATGGATGCCGCAAGGGGTGAAGTAGCCGATTTTCCTGAACCGCTTCCACCTGCGGTAAACATTGTTGGGGTTTTGTCGTTTTCCCTGGCTTTTTTCTCTAATGCTTGCCTGTAAATAACTTTGGACAAATGAGAACTTGGCTCATGAACTGCACCAACCATCGACATATCTTTTCTGAACGCAGGGCTTAATTTCTTAACCTGGTCAGCATCAATAGTATTGAAAAACTTTTCTTTCTTCATTGCTTGCCAATAATCAGAAATCAATTGTTGCTGATTGGTTCTGATGGCGTTGTAAAAAGTTCCTTCAACTCGCCTTTGTTTTGGGGTTAGTCCTGGTGATCTTTCAAATCCATGCTTATCAACGCCGCCTTTTTCAAATCCTCTGCCTTTTTTTTCTGCGGGTTTTTCAGTTGGCGCAGGTTCAGAACTTCTCAGCTTTTCAATTTCTTGCAAAGTTTCCTTTTGCTTAGGCGAACCTGGCATTTCTTTCAAGCCTTTGTTATACGCTTTTAACAATTCCAAACTTGGCTTTTCTGTCTTGGTAGGCTCAACTGATGCGCCCCCACCACCACCGCCAGAAGTAAATTTTCCGCTTGGGTCTCTTGGGTGTTCGTGTTCTTTAAAATCATCGTTTACAAAAACATATTCGTCTGAACGAATTACAAACTTAAAAAGCGGCATAAGCCGTTCATGAACATTAATAATATTTCCTGTTTTAATATTTTTAAATTTCATGCTTAATCCCTTGGCGCAGGTTCTTTAAGTTCAGGCATTGGGGTAGGCGGCTCATAATCCATTAAATTCTCAATGTCCAAATCCAAATGGCTTTGGAACATATCAGGCATTTCG